TGCAATACCAGGAATTCCTTTTTGTGCTTGTACATCAAATTCAGCTAGTGTTGTATCAATTATGTCTTGTTGATATGGAGACATAAATTGTTGGTAAGCTGTTGGTCCGGCAGAAGCTTGAGCAGAAGTTAAGAAAGGTTGGTAAGCACCAATACCTTGTGTTGCAATTTGTTGAGCTTGTGCTTGTAATGGATCTTGTCCAGCTATAAATTGTGAGCCTAAAGTTTTTGAAAGATCAGCTGCTTTAAAACCACCAACTGCTGAGGTTAATTCTTGTAAATAAGGTTTAGCCGCCGCTTCAATAAACGGAGCTGGTAAAATTTGTTGTTGTACTACTTCAGCCATTATACTACCTTCGATTCTAATTTTTTCATGGTGTCATACATAATTTGAGCACCTTTGTTTACACTACCACCACCTGCTGCTCTTACAGCATCGGCAGTAAATACAAATTCATTGTTTGATAACATTGCAGGGATGTCATCTGCTTTTTCTTTTACACCAACTGGTGCAATAAATCCACCTGTTTCTCTAAGATCTAATTCTTTAATACCTTTAGGATTAACATTAATTGGAAGTCCTTCTATACCTGCAGCCATTTCTACTTTGTCTTCTGTACCCATAGCATAACCAATACGACCACCACTAGCCATTCCTCTAGCCATATCTTGTGTATATTCAGAAGTATCTCTCTCTACATTTTCTGCTATCTGATCTGCTGTGTATCCTAAATTAGAATAATAAGATGCTAAGTATTTTCTTAATGATCCCACATCTTGTGTAGCTGCAACTGCTTCTGCATCACCTTCTTCGGCTGCACCTAATAGAGCTGTTAATCCTACTCCTGCTGCTGCAACAGTTCCAAACTTACCTACTGGACCCATATCGCTAAATGAAGATATTGGATTAAAACCACTTAAAAAACTTAATGGTCCTTTGTCAGCTAATCCAAAACCACCTAAAGCAAGTAAACCTAATTTACCAGCGTCAGATTTAAGTACATTTGAAACTCCTTTAGTTACACCTTTAACAGCTTTTTTAGCTGATTTAACTATACTTCCTAATCCGTATTGTTGTCTGGGTTGTTGCATTCTTGATATTGCCATAATTTAAATATTTTTATACTGTTGAGCAGGCGTAGAAATCCTGTAATATAATAGTTTATTTGATTTTTTTATCTTCGTCAAGGGGTTTGGCAAGCTTAGCAGGACGTGTACCTTGATATAAATCATCAAAGAAACGACCACGATATAAGAACTCTCCAACGTGAGTAATAGTGTCCATTACATATATATGAACTTTACCTCCCATATCTCGCCATTTTTGACAAAAACCAAAGTCTTCACCAAAGTATCTTTTAGTTTTAAGATCATGCCAAGTATCAAAAAAGTTATAAAAGTTTTCTTTTCTTTCTTCTTCTCCATTAATATAGGTAGGTTGATATATCTCTAACTCAGGGTAATTCTTAATCATATCTTCAATAACATGTCTTTTAATTAACATACATCCAGTAGGAGCATGAGTTACTTCTATAATACCTTTTTCAGATACAATATTGTATTGGTCCTCTACCTTAATTGGGTAAGTAAAACCGGCTCTTGCCATGTCTTCTGCAGAGGTAATAGCGTCTTCTTTGTTGTTAACTCTTCTCCATATTTTATTCCAATCCATCATTTTCATTGGATAAGGACATGCAATAACATCTTTGTCAGCTTTTAACATTTTTTCAATAGTAGAAAAATCAAAATCAATATCTGAATCTATAAATAATAAATGCGTATACTTATCTTTATGATTTAAAAATTCTGCTACGCTTAAATTTCTACCTTGTGTAACTAAAGAAGATTTTAATAAAGTAAAACTTACTAGTATGTTTCTTTGCAAACATTCCATTTGAAACTTTAAAACAGCTTGACAATAATGCATAGTTACATCACTATGACAAGGTGTACATACCATAATTTTATATGGTGATCTACCATTTGCACCCCCTACATTTATTTCTACAACATTTGTATCACCTTCAACTTTATTAGTTTTAACAGCCTGATAGGTATCATTATTAGCTTCTGTTTTTTTATCTTCTGTAAACCAAATAGGTTTATTTGGATTTGACATTAATTGCTCCTGTTAAAAATCTTGTCCAAGACGTACCTATTTTATTCCAATTATAATAAGCATTGACATAATCAGATTGAGTTTCTAAATGTTTATGTATCATTGGTTCATGTAATATATTTACTGAAGCCTCTATTGCAGAAGCAAATTTCATTGCAAGTCTTCTATGATTATTATCATACGGAATATACATTGGGAACTCTGCACCTGTTTCAAACAATGCACCAAGATTTGTTGTAATACAATACAGGCCACCTGCCATACATTCTAACAAAGATATACAAGATGTTTCTTCAAAAATACTTGGATATACATACATATTATATTTATGCATATTATCTTTAATATAACTATTAGGCTTGTAACCAATATAATTTACATTAGGTAATTTTTCTGCTTGTTCGTATAGCTCTTTAAACTCATGATCATTTTGATCAAAAAATCTTTTACCATATACTTCGGTTGATGAATAAACATCTAAAGTAATTAATGGATTCTTAACCAATTGCATTGCACCAAGTAAGACAGATAATCCTCTCCAAGGTGTATTTTGATGAATTATTTTAATAGGTTTATCTGGTTCATAAGGTTTTGCTTTTTGTATTTTTTCTACACCATTTTTAATTACTAAACATTTTTCTAATGGTAAATCAAATAACACTCTAAATTTTTCAAATGTCCAATGTGAATTAAATACATACCAATCGTATTTGTGATGATTATTTTTATCTTGAAACCAAGGAGCTAAGTTAGGTTGATCGTATGAATTTTTTTGCCAAAGTATATTTATCTTTGTTGGATGTAATGGAATTTTTTCCGGCACAGATGTTGTAATCTGTACTTGATCTAGTAATTTTTTATCAACATATTTTTCTAAATAGTTGAATTGTAATTCTGTTCCGCCTTTAGGACTTTGGTTTCTTATTATCATTGTTCATTACTTTCTGGAATACATCTAAACCTTTCGGTGATACCTGCACTGTAACATCTGTTACAATATCAGGACCTTCTATTTTTTCTTTAGAAGTCTCACCTGTCTTTGTATTTCTATAAATTGTTATAGTTGTACAATCGATCTTATGTATATTATCCGTTTTCATTCTCTCTGTTTATAAGCGCATAACTAACAAAACCAGTTATCTCATTTGCTGTATCCGCTTGCATCTTTATAACATCCCCTGCTTCTAAATTCAAGGTATTTACAAGCATATTTGTCATACTTTTATTAAGCTGCGCATGACCTACTTCTACATTACTGCCTCCAGATTTTTTTAAATATAAATCAGCATCTACATTTGATGCATCCATGTGGCTAGCTTGTACAGTTTTTACAATCGCTACAGCTGAGGTAGATATAGTTAATACTGTAGTTAAATTGGTAGTAGTTAAATCAAATGATTCACTCTTATATTGTATTGTCATGATAAAAAGTAATTAAACGTATCTTGTTCGTTTTTTAAATCTTGTTGAAAAGAAAAATTAAGTTGTTGTTTCATTGTATTTAAAGATTCCATAATCTGTCTTTGATTATCTACATCATAATCCTCTTTTGGTTCAGGTATATAATTAGTTATTTTAGCCATTATCTGTATTGACCCGCTGCTCCATATTCTTCTCTTGCTGCATCTTGAGAAGTAAATCCTCCTCCATCACCATCACCAGGTGTAGGTGTAGGTGTAGGTGTAATGTAGGTGCTTTATTTTTTTTAGAATCAAAATAATCTTTTAAAGTTCTAAAAGATCTAAATGAACCAGGTACAGCTCTATCAAATCTTGTAGTGCCGGTAACAGGATCAAAAGCATCATTAATCATAGATTCATTTAATCCTCTGTAATTAAAACCTGGAGTAAATCTTTGAGTTGGATTACCTGAAAAATTTAATTGAGGGAGAAAACTTGTTAAAGGAATATTATTTTTAATACCCATTATTGTTTCAAATAATCTTTCTATTCCACTTTTTTTAGTTTTATTTTCTTCAATAATTTCTTCATCAACATCAGCTTCATTAGCAACACCCATGTTTGTAGGTAAGCTATTTAAATTTGTAGGTATATTATCTACACTCATGATTCCTGATGTAGGAGAAATTCCTACCCTTGGAGTAAAATATTCACCGAGTCTTCTTTGTGGAAAAGCAGATGACGTAAATGCTTGAGTCCCATATTCATTAGTTAAACCATAAGGATATTTTTTTAAATCTCCATCGTAATAAGTAGTATCATCTCTAGGTGGATCTTGATAAAGCCCCTCATAAGTAATCTGAGGATTAGCAGAAGCTCTTACTACATCTAGTAAATCATATATACCATTACCTAAATATGCCATTATCTTCTTCCATCCGGTTGTGCATCTAATCTAAGTGTACCATATCTCCATGATTCACCTACTGCAGTATTTTCAATTTGTACAGAGACTAATCTGCCTCTAGCTCTTGTATCTACTTTATCAGTAGAAGATGTTATTGTAAAGGGTCCAAGTGGTGAGCTAACCGCTACATCATCGGGATAGCTGCTTACAAATAAAGTTACCTGAGCATTACCTGTTTGATATTTAAAATCAGGTATAAATCGTTTTACAGACATAAAAAACTCGCCATCACCTCTATAATCAGCAACTCCTGTTTGAACACCTAATCCACTTGTTCTTGATGTAATATCCCAATCTCCAGATCTAATAAATGCATTAATAGAAGTTGAACCTGAACTGTTAACTTGATCAGTTCCTACTTCATGAGCATAGTAAACACTAGCCCCATATAAATTGGTAATACCTAATATATCAGGAAATACAGGTGTTAATGTTGAAGTATATTCTGTTGCATAAGGAGCATTAAATACCCCTTGGTCTTGATATGTAGTTCTAGCTAATGATGAAGTTGTCCAAACATTTTCTGAATAATTATATGTTACACATCTATCAACTTGACTAGATCCGTCTTTTGGATAAAACCAATTTATTTCTGTGTACAAAGTATTAGGAGATGAATAAATTACATCTCTTGAATCTAAATTAATGCCTAGATTATTTCCATCCGTGCTAAATACAAAATCTTCTACTAGTGATGGCAAAGCTTTAACAGTACCATCATAAACAAAAAATCCACCTTCTGCTGACATCCACCATACAGCACCGTTTGCATAAGACATAGCGTGTTGACCAATACATCCACAGTTAGTACCAACTTGTCTAACAGAA